AATTACAATACAAAGACTCGTGAGCCGGGGAAAAACTCACTTTATCGTTACAAGGTAAAGGAAACGCAAAAATCCCTAACCCTGAAAAATATACTAATGAAGGCGCTCACGAATAAGAGCGATAGTCTATCCAAGGGTGGTCCTTACAGGGGTCCCCGCGGCGGTATGTGGGCTGATGCCCAACACACAATCCCATGGAAAGAATCTGAAGGTCGTGGAAGGTCCATGAGGTCGGAAAAAACTAGTTCCCGGCATGAGGAACGAAGGGGTAATCAAGGCCCAAAGAACTCCAACTGGTCTGGATTCGCACACAAGTTAGATATCGGCACATTGGACTTGGATAACATTGCGAACGACATGGGATTCGAAGACTTCCAACACATGGACATCTCGATAAACCCCAGGAACTTATCCTCACCCAGAAGAAAACACCGACAGAAGAAATTCCTGGCGGCTGTTCGTGAACACTCAACAAAAGCAGAGAAAATGAGTGATGCTGAGATACTAGGTGCCGCAGGTCATGGAAAACCTGCTCACGTTGGGGTAACTGCAACTTCAGGTGGAATGACGGTTCACGCTAAGACCGGTGGTGCAGTCGAAGGGCGAAGCTCAAGGACCAAAAAGTCCATGTCCTTCACAGATCTCGGTGACCTGATAACCAAAGCCAGAACCAAGAAATATATATCCAGGACCAAAAAGAAAAGCGGTAAGGGTTGGGACTACAAATACAAGGACGACGCAAAGACAGGTAGTAAAAAAGAAAAAGTAGACCACAAAGAAGAAATGGACCGCAATTATGATCTAGCAGCGATTGCGGGAAATATGGTTGAGGAGCGTCCTCACGAGAAAAAACATTGGATGGGAAAAGTCAAAGAGCACCGTGATGCTGGTGATGCTCATCGCCGCGCACATGAGACTGAGAGCGGTTCAAGTTCAAATACTTTGGATCGGTGGGATTTCAGGGAAAGAGCGGTAGATCATAGCAATAAGATGTCAGCCGCACGCAAATCCGAAAACTTCAAACTTGAAGATGCACATGAAGACGCAAGGACCGCAGCCGGTTTCGCTGCAAAGGTTCTAGAGAACTATGGAAACAAGTTCTCTTCGGAGATCCAAAGTAAAGCAATTGAAAGATCGAACAAGTTATCGAAAATTGCGAATAAAAAAGATCTCAAAGCCCACGCAGAATACCGAAAGCAAGTAATAGGAAATCTTGATAAGAAGGAACTGGAAAGGGTTAAAGGTCTAATAGACCTAAAAAATCCAAACGTGGCCAAAAAGTCTGAATGGTTACAGGACCGTGCCGACAGAGAGAGTGAGGACGATTTCGTTTTCCACGTCAACGCATTCCAGGTCCCATCTTTTAGGCTTCCAGACACAGCACCAGAGTTTGAGATTGACGAGCATGAGTACATAAATCTGGGAATTAGAAATCTCTATAAAGAACTCAAAGGTGTCGAGAAATCCACCATGAGCATGACGGATTTACTATCAAAAGCCCGGGTCAAGAAGTACATCTCAAGAACTAAGAAAAAGACAGGAAAGGGCTGGGACTATAAGTACAAAGACTCCAAAGGCGGAAAGAAACAATCCAAGAAAGCGCTTTATGAAGAAGACGACACCGACCCATCCTCGGCTAGAGGCGCAAGTGCTATGGGAATTGACAGGGCGTTCACTCAGGAACTGGAAGACTTCCTGAAGGAGAATATCCATCACGAGGACAGTGACTTTGATGTCAATGATAAGCAGTTTGTCGATGGGTTGAGATTTGCTCTTGCCTGGAACGGTGGTGGAAAACCAGATCCAAAGAAAGTGGATGAAGGAATCGCTCGCGGATGGGCCAACGAGATAGGTGACTTCAAGGACGAGTTCATCGCGAAGTATGAGAAAGAAGGACTTGACCCGAAAGATCCAAGAGTTGAAGAAGGTATCAGTAACGCACTGAAATCATTAGCAATTTCAGACCTATCATCTGTATTGGAATCACCTAAAGGAAAGGCCGAAAAGAAACAACCCGAGTTAATCCCGAAGGACTTTAGACCTACTTTCTCTAACGTTGAGGACCATACCAACTACATGGGCTATCTTGGTGGTAACTATGAAGAGTTAAGCGAAGAGGATTTTGGAACCCCGCAGGAACTAGTAACATCCAAGTTTCTTTTCAAAGTAAGCGCCGCACTAGCAAAGAAACATCGGGACACTGACGTAGAGAAACTCATTATAAAGGAGTTGATTCCTCGATTAAAGATCGGCGTGGGGCGTGACGATTTAGCGGGAGATCTTCTAGAGAGTCTCCACTGGTTGTCAAAGAAACCCACCAAAGGAAAGGCGTCTAAAACTGAATCAAAATACCGTTCAGATAAATCAGTCAGTCGTAAAGCTAAAGACGGTGATTGGGATTATCACGCAGAACAAGCCGAAGCAGTTATGAATCAGATAGCCTACGCTGGAATATCGTTCAGTTCTCTTGACTCTAAAGACCTAAAGGATGCTTTCAAGCAGGTAACGGGTCACACTCCGTCAAAAGAAGCTCTTCAGAATCTCGTATTTGCAGTGGAAGAAGAAGTAGAAGAGGACTAAGGGAAGATAAAAATGCCAACTAGCGTAGTAAAAACCAAAAAAGACGAGAAACGATGGAAGAAAGCCCGTGATCTAGCATCCAGGGCTGGAAAGGGTGAGAATTACGCTTATATTATGGGCATCTATAACCGAATGGTTGAAAAGAGCACCGCATACTCTGGAACGGGTTCCAGGACCGGATCTCCTGGGAATTATGACTACAAATACACTCAATCAAACAAACGGACTTTCAAAGTGGGTGATGAGAATAAGATCGGCGGTATAAAACTGTCAGGGCAAGGCAGTCAGTGGGTGTTCGTTCATAGAAGCTCAAAAAAGCCCGGAATGTGGCAAGCTTCGTTCTTTGACCAAGCAGTGCCCAACCCGGGCCAAAACGTGCCAGACACACAGCACAGAAGCGCCCAAGAGGCCGTCGATGCGGTCATGCAGATGGGCTACGAGGCTGTGAACATAATAGAAAAGGGCACGTTCGAGTTCTCAGTTCTGGGCGCAAGGATATTCAAAGCAACGGGAGATCCCTATGACGGTCCAGGAACGCGAGAAGGGACTCCAGGGAACTACACCTACATATATGACGATGATGAGGGTGGTGGAAAAGAAGAAAAGAAAGAGGAACCCAAGGAAGATGGGACTCAGGATGCACCTAGCTTAGAAGATCAAGCCGAGAACGCTAAACGCAAACAACAGACCAAGGAACTAAACGCGGCACTCATAAACGGACTCGCGAGTCAGGTTTCGAGAATCCTTGATATACTCGCTCCTGGATCTGGCGCAATGTTATCCGCTCCCCTTGGTGCACTTTATGGAGCAAAGACCGATTCGGATAGAAAGAAGGCTAAGGCTGAAATAGATGACATTCGCGAAAAGATAAGAAATGAGAAAAAGGACTTTGCCTCAAAAGACCGTGTCCGAAAAATGAGTGATGGTCAGATTCAAGCCAATCTAGACAGAATCAAAAACAGGCCCGGGTTAGATAAGGAAGCAGAGAAGAAACAACGAAGACTTCTTCAGGACGAGTATAAACGTCGAGGACTAGGCACTAAGAAAAAAGAACCAGTTGGATATAAAAATCCACATGACAAAGGCACTAAGAAAAAGGACAGCGAATGAAACTAATCATCTGCGAGTCCTATCCGGGTGAAATCAGCGATGGTTGTCCACACGATATAAGCAACCGACTTGAGAAAGCCATCGGAGGTGCCAGGAAAACGGTTAGATCTGTCCTTCCAGACTTACCTGGGGACGGCGAAGTGAAAGCACTCCGTCAACTATCGGACCTAATGGAAGCGCGATGGTCTGAACACATGAAGGGACTGACTAAGGTAGTGCTTGAGAAGGTCAACGGGGAGTGAATAGCCTTCTAACCGCCGCCCAAGCAAGCATTGAACTTGCTATACGGGAATACAACACAAATATCTGGCAGACCGTTGGTGGTATGAGTGTTCCTGGAACTATCCACCCGATTGATTCGTTTCTTTTTGCGATCCTTATGGGAAACAAGATGGCAAACGCCACTCCAGACCAACTCGATGTCATGCGCCAATGGGACCTAACCCGATGGACTTCTGAAATAAACGACGAGATTATAGCCAGAGCAAAAGATAAGGGAATTAGCATTAGCGATATCAACGACCCAACTGTCCCACCACCATGGCTGACAAGAAGGGAGTCCATATCGTATGAACGCGCTTTAGATCGCTCTGGTGAACTAATCAAAGACCTGGGTGAGTTCATTGAAGACGATGTGTCTCAGCGAGTTGGTGACGTTTGGGAATCCGAGCAATCCGATATAGATTTTGAGGAAGAGGCCCAAAAAAGGGATCTAGATGTCCTCCCAGATGAACTAGCCGAAGCCGTTGTCAGGGGTCGAACATCGGAGCAACTTGCAACGGACTTGGGCACAGCAAGTGGAAATTGGAACAGAAACTGGCATCGGATCGCACGAACTGAACTTCAGGGCGTCTATAACGAAGCAACGGTGATTGAATCGTTGGAGATCTACGGCGAAGATGCCAGAGTCGCAAGAACTCCAGATCAAACAGCGTGTATTGACTGCCGCAGGGTCTTCCTCCAAGGGGATACCCCAATTGTCTTCAACGTCGCTGATCTAGTTGCCAATGACACAAACGCTGGAAGAAAACGTCAGGATTGGTTACCAACCATCTGGCCAGTGCATCCAAATTGCCGATGTGGTGTACAGGTCATCCCTCCTGGGTTTACTATGGATGAGAACTGGGATTTCGTTCCTATAGAAGATGAGGAGATTGCAGCATGACAGATCGTGATAAACAACCCGTTCACCTTAAGATAAGTGGATATGAACACCTTAAGGAGTCAGATCGAGCTAAGATCGACAAAATGTTGAGAGATATGAAAAAGCAAAAAGATTTAGGACTAGAGCCAACTCTTCCAAATCTTAAGGGCATCAAATAGAGGATTCGAGCTATGTATTCATTTTCAGAGCTTCTTATGAAGGCGCGGTCTGGCGCAAAGTACAAAATGAAGTACAAAACGACCGACAAACCTCCATCGGGTTTCGAGGCCATCGCTGGATCTAAGTCTGGTGGATACAGAAAGAAGTTCGGGGGTCAGTGGCGTTACTGGTACCCGTGGAAATACTCCAGTCGTGTAGCACAGCACGGTGAGTATATTGGGTCTGAAGCCCACATGCACGTCGGGTCTGAGTACGCCATATCTACAGAAAAGAACGGTGAGAAGGTCGAAACTCACCTTGAAGTTATTGAAATGGAAGGTGACCGAGTTCGGGTCAAGAACTCAGCAACTGAGCGAGAGAGGTGGATGACTAAGAAGAAATTCACCAAACTCCTTCAGGATCACCACGCGGCAGACATCGCATCTCATAAAGAGTTTCTAAAGCGAAAGGTCGCTGAGGCAGTTACCACAGGAACGGCAAAGACAAAGGCGACGTGGTTTGACGAGGCAAAACGGTATGGGGTTTTCTACGACGGTGATTTAGACGTCAAGGACTACAACGCCACAACACCGCCTAGCAATATCTCGATAATGCTACATGAGGACGTTGCTCCGAGAATTACAAAAGAGGTTCCAAACGATGTAACCAACTTCCCAAATGCCAATGAGGAGGAAGGATATTACAGCCTTTTCAGGCATCAGGAAGAGGGAATCTCCCGAATTCTCCAGTCATGGGACGAGCGTGACGGGTTCGTTCTTCAGGATGAAGCTGGGCTAGGAAAAACTCTGACAGCCATGGGTGCGATGATTGCCCGGGGTGGGAAGAGGAATCTTGTCGTGGTTCCCACTGCGGGTGGAAAGGGTCTCAAATCCCAATGGGCTGAGACTGGAGATTTATACAATCTTAATTTCAAGCACCCTCGGGAGGGCGGTGATGGTTACTTCGTTGCGTCCTATAATGAACTTTTCACAAGGGAAGAACAGCCTGATGGAACTTTCGTTATCTTATTGAAGCCGGAATACGAGGGTAAGTTCGACACCATAGTTTTCGATGAAGCTCACAAGATGGCGAACCCGACAGGTCAGGAAGCACAAGCAGCAGTCAAACTACAGGATCAAGCTGAAAAGGTGCTCTACATGAGCGCGACACCCTACACGAATATCAAAGACCTTCACTATCTTCGCAAAATGGGATGGTTCAAGACAGGTGGTGAGTTCGTGGAATGGGCAGAGAAATTGGGTGCCGGTGTGTCACGGCGAGGTATGGAGCAGGGTGCTATTCCATTCGATGTCAAAAACCCCAGATCTCCACTCCCGTCTGTGGCTGTAGCAGCACTTCTTCACGCAAGCGGTGGTGGTGCCAAGCGAGTTCCTAACTACGCAGCCATGACAAACCGTCAAGGTGAAGTCGTGGATCTGAATGTTAACTTTGGCAAAGTGAAAGCATCAGAAATGGACCCAGTGTATTCAGAGGCGTTTAGCGCCGCCGACAAGGTAAAAAGGTTGGCAATAGAGGCGGGACTGAACCCACTGACAACGGGTGGTCGTATTTTCGGGTGGAAACGACAGGCATGGGAAGCCGCAAAGGCAGAACAGGCCGTTAGCATGGCCATAGATAAACTTAATGGAGATCCCAACGCTCAGGTTCTTCTTTTCACTGCTTACACTAAACACACAAACAAACGAATCACGGGCATAGCTGATTCAATCAGGCATCGTGTTCATGTAAGTCAAACCCTCCCTGAGTCTGCACTAGAATACGCAGACCAGATAGATGCTATTGCAGCCTCAATGCCTGAGCGCGACACACTGAAATATATGACCATTAAGTTGGGATCACACCTCGCTGGACGTGAGCTTACCTACGAAGAGGCGAAAGAGTACGTTGGTCAAGCGCACGGAGGAGCGGATGCCAAGGAAGAGACAGCCGCCTATCAACGAGGGGATAAGCGTGTAATCGTTGGGACAATGGCCAAGGGTGGAACGGGTCTTAGCTACCATGACCGAAAAGGTGGTCGACCCAGGACCCAGATCAACCTAACCCTTCCACTGAGCGGCGCAGACTTTCAACAGGTCGCTGGACGGAGTTACCGAATGGGATCTCAGTCCGACGTGGACATGATTTGGATGCAAGGTGACGATAAGTTTGAAACTCACCTTGGTGAACTCGTTGGTAAGAAACTCGCCAACATGGGTGCGCTTGTTGAAGGAAACCCGGGAGCGAATAAAACCACAGGCGAGCTTCTGTCGTGGGAGCACTCATATTCTATCGACGAGAGTAAAAACGATGAAGTTGAAGATGCCTTTTCTGCGCTGGAAACTGCTACGTCTAAGAGTGAGGTTGAGGTTGCTAAGGACTACTTCAGAGAGTCTGTCTACGGATTTCAACGAGGTGAGGACGTTTTAGAGGCTGTTGGGCTAAAGACGGCGACAAGTCGTAACAAGACACGGGATTTCCGCGCACGACAGGCAATAGCTAAGGTCGGTACGGTTGGTATCGGCGTCTCAAGAACTGGCAAGGGTCTAGTTCTTCGTGGAGCCGAGGATGGATCTCACGCCCACGAAGTCCTTAATCAACTCTACTACGGTGGAAAGAAAACCAAGAACAAGAGAGCGCAGATTGGAACCTACAATAAAAAGAACGGAACGTGGTTAATTCGAGACCCCGCTGATATGCGTAAGATTGCAAAACTAATGGGAACTGAAAAGACTGAGGTTCCAGCTATATCCGATTGGTCTGAGGCAAGTCTCGCGATGGCTGTCACGGGTCGCCCTGATGAACACAGTCCTGAGTCAAGATCGAGTGGGTTAGGCGACGGTCCATTTTCAGAACTAATTGCATCAGCAAGAGCAAAG